TTGATCACGAATAAGCCAATCGTGTCCGACCAAACGGCGCTGGCGTCGAAGGTGATGTCGTGCACCCCGGCCACGGCGCACACGGCTTTGATGAGGTAGTCGAGCCGCTCGTCGTCCCATCGCCAAAGGGTGTCGGCCGTCCACTCTTCGATGAGGCCCAGGCTGTCGACGGCGCTTACCTGGGCGACGTTGTCTTGCAGGATGTAACGGAAGCCGTTCACGAAGAACGTCCCGGCGCTGACGTAGTAGTCTGTGCCGCTCACCGTTAGCCCGCGCTCGATGGTGAGCTTGCTGCGCATGGTTGGCTCGGTGAGTAGGCCGTCGCGGTTATCCACCTCGGCGGTGAGTTCGCCGACGCCGCGCTGTGAAAGTTTGTAGTGCCGCGTCAGCTTGTTGCTCCAAAATGTTTGGGTCGCCGAGCGATAAACCTTCTCGTCGTTGGACATCCAGACGTAACCTCCGAACGCTCCAAGCACCTCGAGGTTGAGATAGGCTCCGCCGATGGGAATGATCGTCGGGTCTTCGATGACCATATCATCGTCGAAGAACGTCAGGTAGTAGTTGGTAGTCCAGGCGAAGGCGACCTGAAAGGTCAGGCACCACAAGCCGTTGACCTTTGACTGTGAGAGGCTCACGCCCTGCATCAAGGCGTCGGTGGCGCTGATGCCGTAGACGACCTTGGGGGTGGCCCATGTTCCATCTGTTTCACGTGAAACAATGGCGATTGGGGCGAAGCTCCACGAAACGTAATTCTGAGTGGCGAAGGCCACAATGTGCCGGGTGTTGGTTGCGTCGTAGGCAACGGCCAGCCCAAAAGAGGGGTTGAGGGCTAGGCCTGCCCCGGAAATCGCGGCCCAGGCGTCCGTGGCTGGATTGTATGCGCACCAATAGAGGTCACGGTCGGGGTCGGTGGCCAGGTGTCGGCCAAGCACGACGATGCCGCTTTGCGTTGCCCCGCCGTCTGCTCCGGCGAGTTGCGCCAGGGCGCTGAAGCCGGTGATGGCGCTGGCTGAAGCGTCCCACGTCGCGCCGCCGTCGGCGGAGCGCACGCGCTTGAGCGTGCTGGTGCCGCTCTCCTGCCAGACGAAGACGATGTGTGTCCCGGCGTTGAAGAGTGCGAAGTTGAGGATATTGCTCAGTGCGCCGAATGCGGTCCACGCCGTCCACTGCGCCTCCACCGTTGGGTCGGTGATCCGCTGGTACTCGGCGGTCATGGCCGAGATGTTGACTCGCACCCGGACAATCTCGGTGCCGGTGTTGACGGCCTTCGTCGCCAGGTTGGTGGTGGTGGCGTTGGTGAACAGTTCGGCGAAGTGCGGGCGGCCATTGTCGGCCAGCGAGGCCCGGGCGATGACCGTGCCGCCGACAGTTTTTTGAGCGGTGAGCAGGGCGGCGGCGATGGACTTCATCGTTCAGGTGTTTAGCTTGGCGCGGGCGATGTTGGTCAGCGCCTTGTCGGCCTCGAGGTCTTCAGGGGTGGCGTGGGCGAGATAGGCTGCCCCGGCCTGCTTGGCCAGTTCGCCCCTCAGCATCGTCTCGCTGAAGTAGAAGGCGGTTGCCGGCGCGAGATGAATCCAGATGCCGTTCTCTACGAGTTGACAGACCAGCACTGGCCGGCCTTTGGTCAGGCCGCCGATGGCCTTGGCTAGCTCTTCGTCGGTGAGAGTCATTTTGAGGCCGGTAAAAATTCGTGCAGGAGCGAAGCGCCGCCGCCGATCAGCACGCCGGTGATGGTGTAGGCGATGGCCTCGGGCAGGGCCAGGGTCGGAAAGATGACGGCGGCCACGTTGAGCTTTGCGCCGAAGGCGAGCAAGAGTCCGAGCGCGAGGGCGACGTACATCTGCCAAATCTTGGGCCAGTTGAATTGAGCGAAGAGCGGGGCGACGAACATCTCGACGCTGCGCTCGATGAGGGTGGCGAGTAGCGCGAATTCCATGGGGGTCTCCTTATTCGTTGCGGGCGATGGCGGCGTAAGCCCACATCACCGCCTGCTCGAGATTGGTGAGCGCGAGTGAAAGCTCACGCCCGGCGGGGCATTCCATGCACCAGTGCTCGGCCATTGCTTTGGCGTTGGTGCGGATGTGCTCATAGCGCGGTGTCTGATCGGGCTTTGGCGCGCTGTAGGTGAAAGCGGCCTGGAGTTTCTTTTGGTCGGCTTCGCTGATGGTGTATGGCACGAGAGTCTCCTTTGGAGTTTGTTCTTTTGAAGTTTGTAGTTGCCTTACTTGTCCCACTTGTCGAGCGACCAGCCTTTGGCGGGCCACGGCGGAGCGGAACGCGAAGGCCGGGCGCGCAGTTCGCGCAGCCAGGCCCGGTAGTCTTTGAGTCGTTCGTTGCCCCAATTCAAAAGATTGATTGGGTTCTTCGGATCGAGATTGAACTCGTCGGCGCGGTCGAGGGCGCGCGAGAGGGCGGCCAGCGCCGCCGCGCCCTGCACGAGATTGGACTCGTGGTCGCCGTCGATGCTGGTCGTGCTGGCGCTGTCCAGGTCCTGGATGGTGTGGAGCGTGGTGTACCACAGCCGCAGCTCGTCGTCTTGCTGAGGCTGATCGCCGTCCAGCTTGCTCAGGAACAACACCGGGCGGGCGTCGTCCCAGTAGACGCGGAAGCCGGCGACCTGGTTGGGTGGCCACTCTTCGTCGCTGTCGCTGTCGTAAGGCCACCAGACTTGAGTCACGGCCAGCAATCCGCTGACGTTGTTGAGCGCAATCTCGCGCCCGTCGCCCGGCAAAACAATTACGGTGTCGTTGGTGAGCGGGTAGGCCTGGCTGTACTCGTGCAGGGCGGTGCGGAGCGACTCGTCGAGCAGGCCGGTGGCGTAGTTGGTGTTGCCGGTGTCGACGAGGGCCTGGGCGATGCGGGCGCGGAATTGGGCGAGGGTAGAGGGCACGGGTTAGTCCTCGGGCGGCAGGCGGTTGGGGCCGTGCGGCAGCGACTTGAAGATTTTCACCTTGCGTTTCTTCAAGTCGGCCTGGGTCTGGCTGGTGTTGGCGAGTTGCTCGGGCGTGAAGCTGAACTTCTGGCCCTGGCCGGTGATGACGACGACCTTGAGCAGTGCGCCGTCTTCGTCGGTGTGCTCGCGCCAGGCGGTGAAGGTGCTGGCCTCGAGGTCGAGGATGTCGGCCGCTTGCTGGACGGGCTTGGGTGCGGGGGCGATTGGTTTCTTGGCCATAGCTTACATCCTCAAGGTGTAGTTGGCGACGGCGCCGAGCAGTTCGACGACGGTGGTCAGGGCCTGATCGATTGTCAACTCGATCAGGAAGTAGACATCGTTGTCTACCCAGACCGGCGTCGAGAGGGTGAGCGTCATCTTGTGTTGATCCACGTCGAGCCGTTCGGCGGCGGTGTCGTGCCCGGCGTCGTAGGTGAAGGTCTGGGCGGCCACGACCGCGACCGCAGTGTCGGCCCCGCGCGTGACCTTGTTGAAGACGGCCGAGAAGGCGTCGCAGTCGGCGGTTAGGATTTCGTAGTCGATCTCGACGCTGGTGAGGTAGGCGCCCTGGTTGGCGACGCTGTTGCTGGGGATGCAGATCGGGATGTTGACGGTGCAGGTCTGATCGGCGGCGGCGACGTGAGCGGCGATGGTGTCGGCCACCTGTCCGGCGGTCCAGGTCCAGGTGCCGGTGACGCGGTGGAAGAGGGTAGGCGGGATGTACTGGCTGAGGGCGGTGTCGTGAATCATGTCATGCCTCCTAGACTCTGAGAGTGAAGTTGGCGACCGCGCCCAGCACGTCCACGGTGACTGTTCCCCCGCAGACTAGCGACATCTCGAGCAGGAAGTAGACGTCGTTATCGATCCACTCCGGGGTGGTCAGGGTCACGGTTAGCTTGTGCTGGTTCTCGGTGGCCGCCGCAACCGCCGCCGCCAGGTCTTGGGTGATGGCCGGGACGGATACAACCGCGACTGCGCCGTCCGCGCCGCGCGTGACTTTGTTCAAGACGGCGGTAACGCTGGTGGCCGCCGCCAGGAGCAGTTCGTAGTCGAACTCGATCGTCTCGAGATACGCGCCCATCTGGGCGACGCTGTTGGACGGGAGCACGATCGGGACGTTGACGACTGCGGTTTGGGCAGCCGCCGCTTTGTGCTTGCAGATGGTGTCGGTCACCGCCCCGGCGGCGTCTGTCCACGTGCCGGTGACGTAGTGCATGGCCGTGGGTGGGATGTACTGGCTCATGTGGGTGTTGTTGGTGAAGCCCATTTTGCACCTCCTTGTGGTGCTTGATGTGTTTGTATGGGCCGGGCAGTTCTGCGCTGCGAACAGCATCTGCCCGGCCTCTAAAGGGTTATCAGGGTTATCCGGCGACGTTGTTCTTGTGCATGCCGCGGAAGTCGGCCACGCCGACCGCGACTTCTTCGCGGACCTTGAATCGCGCCTCGTCGTTGGCGAACATGGCCGGGCTGGATTCGTCTCCGGCGAAGAAGATGCTGGGCATGACCCCGAACACCTCGCCGACGCAAACGCCCGGCACCAGCAGTGGGTCGCACAGCGCGGCCCAGTCGGTGGCGTCTGTCCACTCGGGGACGGTGAGCGGCATGACCTTGCCGCCGTAGGTCGGCCCGCCGAGGGAGGCGGTGGCTTCGACCTGGGACGCCCAGCGCGGGATGAAGAGCGCCTCGGCCTGGCCCTTGAGAGCGCGGGGCACCAGGCAGATCGTCGGATCAACTGCCTGCTTGTCGCCGGTGCCGTAGTAGTCGGTGGCATTCTTGCGGAGCATGGGCTGGTTGTAGACGGCGGCGGCGACTGCTTCCCACGCAACGTAGGTTGTGCCCAGGGCGGTCGTCAAGAGGTTGGCGTGTCCGCCGAGGGTGGTCACGGCGGTGTTGTTGAAGAGCGCCCCGGTGTCGGCCATGGTCGGCCCGACCGCGCTGTTATCGGTGAATATGGCCGCGCACAGACGCGAGATTTTGCGGATTCCGGCTTTGCCGAGTTCAACGGGGATGGTGGTGATCTTGCGGGTGTCGTCGTTGACGATCGCCCGCCGGGTCACCCCGATGTAACCGCCGTAGGTCACAAAGTTCGAGGTCTCGGCCCCGTCGCCGACGACGATGGGCGTGTACTCCGCGCCCTCGGCCACTGTGGGCAGATCGCCGACGGTGGCGGTGATGAGCCAGGTGATCTGCTTCAGGTCGTTGAAGTGCTCGACCCTGGCGATCTTCGTCCACCAGTCGTAACCGGCGACGCCGAGTTGGTTCCAGCCGGCCATGACCGCCTTGTTCATGGCGTTCTTGACCAGGCCGGGAAAGTCGGCGGTGGTGAGCTGGAACAGGGCGTGTACCCGGTCGGCCCAGCCGGTGAATTCCTGATCGTTGGTCG